GGTGCAGCTTTTTGCAGCCTGTCTATCTCTTCAATGGACAAACTCGAAAGACTTGCAACCAAATCCGGCTTTTCCGCTTTTTGTATTATCTTTCCTTTTCTCTTTCCCATCATGAATAAATTTTAAGCTCCAGCCAATTGAGTTAAATTCACGGTAGCTTTCTTATCTCCTTCTACTGCCGTAACAACTGCCGTTCCGGTACGCTGTGCGCCAGTATTTGCATCCGCCACTACAGAATATTCAGTAGAACCCTTGGTAAATCCCGTACCACTCACTACAGTAGTGTAGTCAACCGTCATAGGTGAACCGTCATTCTTCCCGTTCACTTTCTTCTGCTTCTTGCTTGAAACACCGAATATCTTTGTTTCTCCTGCTGCTGCAAATGAAAGTGTTGTCGGGTCTGTAGTCAATGTGTATTCGTAGGTGATTACTGCTGCAAGCTGTGTTAACGTAACCTTTACTGTCTTGTTACTTCCAGTCTGTGTAATGGTAATAGAACCGTTATTAGCTGCTTCTG